CTTTTTTTTGTTCAACCAGAGTCTTTCTGGCATTACGAACCATTTGGAAGGACTTGCTCATACTACTATTTATGATAGTAATAATTTTTTAGGGGGAACACCTATACCTGAACCGTAAACTCTACGGTAATTATCTTCTAGATCATCAGCTGGTTCTGATACAGTTACAACCCAACTTCTTGGTACAGAAAATTCTTTACTCTTACTAAAAGGTTGCCACGGTACCATGCCCATCTGGACAGCATTATTAGCTCCACCAGACATGGGCATGAGTGTCGCAGGATCTTTTATGTCAATAAATTCTTCGTTTTCTTTTGTTACTTCACCCACTACATCTTCACCTGATCTCATTCTAATCAATTTAATCATAATCTAATTTTCCCGTTTTTTTCCAATATTATATTTTGTTTCTAAAGTCCATTCTTCTTTTTCTTTATATGAAATTATTTTTATTTGTGATAATGGAGCTTTAGGTTCTGATAATCCTAAAATTTCTACTAAATTCCAATCTTCTAACAGCCCCGCTATAGTATTTCGTCTTTCAATATCATTCTGTGATAAATTTGTTATCTTACCATCTAAAGCAAATAGTTCCTTAAAATGAACTATATAATATCTTCCTTGTTTATGTAGGATGTGACATGATTGATATAACTTACGTTCTTTTCTAGAAGCAACACCTATGCGGGAAAGAGTTTCACGAATTTTTAAGAAATCATCAGGTTCACCCAATTTGATCTCTAGCATTAAGCCAGGATCCCAGTCAACTTCTTCCATGTTTTCCACCTCGATCAATTGTTATTTTTATTTTTTCAAGCTGTTCATCATTTAGTATGTCAAGTGCCTGTCGAGCCTTTTCATTACTATAACCATAGTATTCTTTTACATATTCAAGATTTTTAATCTTGCTAGACCTGAGCCATTTACTGAATCTCTTTTTTGATCTTATACTATTTAGAAAAAACTGAAATTGCAATCGTTTATCTAGGTGGTGCATCTTATTCATTTCATTAACAAACAAAATACAATCAGGAAAAGATGATAATGCTTTATTCACTATAAAGGTAGGATATCTTTTTTCCCAAAATTCATCTTCACTATCCATCAGATCAATTTTCTGATGATTGATAGCATTAAGGTAATGTTTTAATTGATACGGTTGTTCGTTTTTCATACTATCGCCGTATTCATAACTGATGCGTTATATACATCTTCATTAATTTCACATCCGAGATACTGTCTGTTCATACCCTTTGCAACATACGGAACAACACCTGAACCTGCAAAGGGATCTAGCACCTTATCATTTTCTTTTGTTAGATACTCAAGCATCAACTCAATAAAATTTTCATTCCAGATATGCAACTGTAAAGGTCCACTAAACCCTTTCATTTTCTGTGTATCATAAACCATAATACCTTTTAGAAAATCGCCAGACCGCTTGATGGTACCTGTTCGGGTGAATATCAAACAGTGTTGGTAGTTGAACGTATACATATCACGTTTTTCTACGGGATGATTTCTAACTACTATCTTATAGTCTTTGAGTTTCCAACCCAATTCAACCATACTCTGATAATATGTTATATGATTGGTTAATATTTCTCCATTAATTTTTCTATCAGTCTGAGCAATCAACACAAACCCATCATCTTTTGTTATTCTTGAAAATTCTCTACAAGCCTTTTGCTGAAACTCCTGGTAACTTTGTATGTCTTTGTCATACTCTGTCTGTGAAATATCTGGTGGACTAGTAAAAACTAAATCTACAGACCCAGGATCTATTTCGGCCAGCACATTATAACAATCACCGTGAACAAATTGATTCCACTTCATCACTCAATAATCTCCTACCCACGCACCAAAATAATATTTTTTGATTACTATTTATATTTTCTAACATCCATTGATGTGCCTTTGCTTCGTAGATATCATCTAAATAAAATCCACCTACTTTTTGTTTAACTGATTTAGAATATGCTGACTTGTGTTGATATAACTCATACTCTAAATCAAATCTTGGTTCCGTCAATGGATTCTGATTCAGATAACCATCTATCAGTTTTCGTCTATCAGGTCCAATTTGCACACCAATAATTCTTTTTACTTTCTTATTAAATAGTTTCAATCCTTTCAGTACACAGGCAAACTGAATACCAACACCAAGAGACATCACCAATACATCTAAATCATCTGGAATATTTACTACTTGTTCTCCATTAGTATTAAACATCAAATCTCTATTCTGATAAATGTGTTTACTATAATCTATATTATGATAACCTGTCTCCTCACAAATCTCATTCACTCTTGCATTAATAGCATTCTTCATACCATGTCCTGCAACTATTTTAACATCAGCTCCAAAATGTTTAGTCAACTTCATCATTGGAAGTTTGTCTAATCGTTCTTCTGTAGTTCCACCTATAGCTATAGTACAATACTTACCATATTCTTCTGCCACTCTACTGATAACTGGACCTGTAGGTGAATGTACAGACACAGATGCAATCACACCTGAACTAGATTGTACTTCTTCTGTCTCAAATAATGCCTCTGCCTGTCTTACCTTACCACCATTCACATCACCCCACGGACAATACAAATCATCACGCTTATACCAAATATCATGATGATTTTCTACCGGTGTTAGCATATTAAAGCTCTTACATCATCATTAGCCTCAACATCTACAACCATATGTGTTCTTACAGTATCTCCTCTATTCACTGCCTTATGAGGTTTCCTTGCATCTATATACCACAGATCGCCGTGGCCCATATGAACTTCATGTATAGCACCATCACAATCCCAATCGGTAAATGTCACACCCTGATTAGTAGCAAGAGGATAATGAAATCTCATCAAGTTTGTATCTTGAATTCCTGAATGTGGATCTACCTGATCAGTATGACGTTGTAATTCGCCCTGACCTTTCGCTGGTTTTTCACCTGCATCTCGATGTGGTGCAAGTTTCAAAAATCGAATACGGTGTGGTATGCCTGGAATATATGACAACAAAGTTTCTACTTCTGGAAACTCTGCACGGAGATGTGTATCTTGCATACGAAAATCCTGATTTTTATTATGAAGTTTCAACAAATCTTTATTCTTTATTTCTTCAGGTTTAGTAATAAACGTAAAGTCAGGAAGATATCCTCTCAATGCAATAGCACTCCAATTATTACCCTTATTGTAATTAGAGTAATGATTAGTGAATGGTATATCCATTTTATCTAATCTTTCCATAATAGTATTACAAAGATCAGACTGATTAGGAACTCCCTTACATTTCATTAGAAGTCCGTACTCAGCCTCATGCAAGGCTTTCAGTTCTGGAAATTCTCTAGGAGGTGTTGTTCCATTAAGTTTATCTTTAAAATACAGACCTAAAATATCACTGAAAGTATTTACTTTGATTCCGATCTTTTTAAATCCAGCTTCTTTAGCTACAGATTTATCAGATTCTATTTCTTCATTTATAAACAAAAAAACATTTTCATCGTCATAGGCTTTCAGTCTTTCAACCATTGATCTAGGATTAGTATATACAATACGATCTATACATCTATCACCTTTTTGCATTGTTGCAATAGGTACTGTTTTGTAAGCAGTATACATCTGAACTTTAGATTTAGCTCTGAGCACTCTACTCTGTAATGCAAAATCTTTTGTGTATTCATACCACCCTGCATCAATAGCTGCTGCAATTTTATGTTTCTTCATTTCATTAAACGGAGACTCACACCGTTCATTATAAGGATTCCAAATCTCCTCTAATTTGAGCAATTCTTCTCGCTCTATACCTTTTTGCCATTCTTTCATTTCATTGTTCCTCTAATGTTCTAATATAGTATAATATTTCATCTATTTCTTCTGGTTTCAATTCTTCATCTGTCTTATCTAGCCAATCTTTCATTTTTGGAGTATAAAAATAGGCTCTTCCTTAACCTTACCTTCTTGTGATGACAACTGAAGTTTCCATGTATCAATATGTTTGAATTGTGTTTCCTTACCTAACCGTACTGTTTCAGATTCAAAGTTTTTTATTCGCTTTGTATCTGCTACATTCATTGCCAAAATACCGCCGGGCTTCAAACCATAATAACAATTTTCTATAGTCATTCTTAAAAATCCTTCTACCCAAGCTTGAGGATCAGGATATTTTTTATATGATTGTGTATCTTCTTCTGAATATTTTTCCCAATCAAAATAAGGTGGAGAAGTAAAACACAAATCTACACTGTTCTTATCTGGTCTAAACTCCTCACTACCCATCTTGTGTAATTCTATTGTGCGGTTCTTATCTCCCCAAGCATCTTTTATCTGTTTCAATCCTTCAAAGGTTTCCGTACAGGGATCAGTGCCGATATAATTCACACCAGCAGCAATAGAGCCTAATAAACGACCACCATAACCACAACTCATATCCCAAGTTGTGCCAGCATCTGTATTGAATAAAGGTGAAGCCTTCTCTAAAAACTTATCATAAATTAATGCAGCAGCAGTAGGTCTAAAATTAGATACTGCTTGTGTACCAGAATATCTACGGAGTAATGATCGTAAATCTGAATCTGTTATATTATGATAATCTTTCTGATCCCAAAACGTACCTTCTAAAAGTTTTCTAATACCCTTCTTAAAGTGTTTTTCATCATTCCAAATCTCCATAGGAGTTTTCATTGTGCCACACTTGATACCCCAATGATGAGGCATATAACTCCATGCAAGAGCAAGACCGTGTGTAGAAGCTCCTACTCTTTTATGTTTAGGTTTAAACAAAGTAGACCTATCAAACCGAAGTAGTTTGCCAAACTCTTTCTTACGCCAATTATAATCTGTGGGATAATGTGGAAAGCCTTTAGACTTTAACTCATCATATACACTATCAATTAATTGATCTGTTACTTGAATTGGCATTCCGTCATTATCTCCGTCAAACACGCCAACAAATTAACTTCGGGATCAGCTACAAATGCAGAATAATATTGGTACTTACCCAACACTAATACTGCTGCAGGAATACTTTCTGGTTCCATAAAGTCATATAACTTTTCATATATTTTTCTAAAAATTTTCACAGGGTCATTATCTATATTATCTACAACCCATTTACGAACATTACCAAACTCTTTGTTTTTCAAATGTCCCATCAACTCTTTCATGTTGACTTCAGCTATGTTTACAAGAATACCAGAATCAATTGTACCACTGACACTGTATCTCTGTAACTCATTCAACACTCTCCGCCAATCCGGAAAATGTTTCATTATCAATTCTGCTACTACTGGTTCTTCAAAACCTATACCTTCAGCTTTAAGGATATCTTCTACTCTTGTCATAAATTGTGATGCAAGAATAGCTTTGTTACCATTTATCTTAAACTCAACTACAGCACATCTAGAATGTAATGGCTCAATGATTCTGTTTTTAAAATTACAGGTAAAAATAAACCGACAGTTACGATGGAATTCTTCAATGAATCCACGCAATGCCGGCTGTGTTGATTGTGGATTTAAATAATCAGCTTCATCTAAGATGACTACCTTTCTACCACCCTGTAATGATACAGTTGATGCAAATGTTTTAATTTTATTTCTTAATACATCTATACCTGATTCTTCTGAACCATTGATCAGAATATAATCTGCATGAAGTTCCTCACACACGGCTCTCGCCACTGTAGTTTTCCCCACACCTGAACCACCAGCCAGAAGAAGATTTGGAATCTCCTTCTGTCCGATAAATTCTAAAAATGTATTTTTGATTGATTCAGGTAGAATACAATCAGTTATCTTTTTCGGGCGATACTTCTCCACCCAAAGGAATGTTTCCCTCGTCATAATATTGTTCTACTCCACACCAAGGACAAAACCATCTTTGTCGTTTCATCACAGTTTCATTTGCAATACTCCACCACCCCTTACAATCTTTGCAATTAAAGTGGTGTAGGATTTCTAGGCATTGAAACTTATTATAGGTAATGCTCATAACCTTCCATACTAACATACTCTACTTCTAATTCAAGCTTTTCTACAATATCTTCTATAGAAATGCCTAATTTAAATAGAGCATCAATCAACTCCATAATCATGTACTAATTACTCGGTTGTTCTAGAGCGATCCAATAAATAACTTTTTTATTAATCGCCGTCCAACAAGAAACTAAAGCTGTTGTAGAAACATCAACATCATAATTACCAGGAATCATTTTAAGATTTTCAATCTTATAGTTGAACTGAAATGCCTTATCACCATCATGTTCCCATGATTCTTCAAATTGATTTGATGTTGTATTTTTCAAATCTGTTACTGCCATAGTAACAGCCTGTGAAGTTCCTGTAAAAACTAAATCAGGTAATTGCATCACGGCCGATGCCTTTGTAACTTTTAACATGGCGTCCTTTGTCACTTGAAACTTAACATCTGTGTCTGGTGCATTAAAAGTTTCTGGCGGGGTCACCAATATAGATGGGTCAGAAAAGAAATACTGAACTTTTGAATGTCCACCCCTAATTGTTAAATAACTTTCGTTATTAAACTCTAATTCTGGATCTTTTGCTAAAGTCAAAACTCCAAGAAATTCATTTAAATCGTAGATGCCAAATCCTTTTGGAAAAGACTCTGCAATATCTGCTTCACCTAAAATATTTTTCATGGTAGACATGGTTCTAACCTTGTTACCTTCTTTAATTAAAATATTTTGATTAATGCTTGAAAAATTTTTCAATACATCA